TGACCATTTGATGCATCAAAAAATTCATCGTACGTATATTGATCTAAAAATTCTTCTGATTTTTGTTTGAAATGATAGAATAAACTTTCATTTCTTTTTTGCCACTCTTTGTAAATTGTCTCACCAGACCTGATGATATTTCCTATCCATAATCCTTGTGGATCATCTGTGTTTACAAAATTTGCAAGGAAAAAATTTTTGATCTCAGGATCCTTATACTTTCTCGACATTTTTTCAAAAAAATATCTATCTTTTCTTTTATAAAAAGAATCTATTTTTGCTCTTGACTTACCTCCATATTTTTGGTAGTCATACTTCTCTTTAGTGAAGTGATTTTTGTACGCAAGGTACTCTTTGTAAGTGTCAAATGGTGTCAATGTAGGCAATGGATTGCTCCTCAAATAGTAAGAAACTTCGCTTTTGAAGTTCTCTTCAAATAATTAAGATTCATAGCGTTACCCTTGAGTTTTTCTTTCATGGGTTTAGTAATAAGTTTGGATACAGATTCAATCTCAATACTATTTTGTTCACAATAATGACAGATTGCCTCAATATAATTCATATCATTGTTGTTTTGAACAAGGTTTTCAATGTCATTAGTAAACTTATCTTGGCATAGGAATTTATTTTTTAATACTGATCTCATTTCCGCTTTAGTTGCCATTAAGTTTGTCCTCTACAAATTTGTTGATGTACTCTACAAGAAGTCTCATATACTTTAGTTTATCATACTCTTGATAAACTGTCACTTCTCCATTCTCACATGTCATGAGTATGACAAGTTTCTTTACAGGGATACCAGTTCTCTCATAAAACATACAAGCGTATGCTGCTGCCTGTACGAAATAGTTTTGAATCCAATCCTTTGGTTTAGGTTTAGCTGCTGTTTTGAAATCTATTATTGACAACTCACCATCATACTCTGCAATACAATCTACCGTACCTGCAACACCTAACTCGGTAGAATAAAGACTTTTTTCAAGAGCGTATATGTTATTTATCTTTTCTAGAGATTCTTTTGCCTGCAAAAATAACATTTTTGAGCCAGGTGTATCAGGATCTACGTTCTTGTTTAGTAAATAACTTTCTATTAGAGTGTGTACTTTGGTGCCACGACTTGTGGATCTTTTAGTTATCCTATCTGCCTCCTCATTACCAACTCTTTTTCTCCAGTCAACAAAAATTTGTTTATTGAAGTGAGAGGTCACAGAGGTGATAGACACCATTGGTCTACCCTCCACTGTGTAGTATCTCACTCCATCAATAGTCTTCCTACTCAAAGAGGGAAGATCACATTCCACATGATTGAACATCACATACCTAACTCAATTTTACTTACAAGATAACTTTTAACAAGACCTGACCTTACGATGTCATTGATATTGAACTCAACCAAGTCAAATTCAGGCATGCGTTGAATGATTTTTTGAAAATCTAAGATACCATTTTTTTCATTGGTCTTTACAAGATCCGTTTGTGCTGCATCACCACAAAACATGATTTTGCAGTTCTCTCCACACCTTGTCATTATACTATCTAACTCATGAAAATTCAAGTTTTGAGACTCATCTACGATTATAATTGAATCATCAAGTGTTGTTCCACGTATGAAAGAGGTTGACCAAAAGGTTACGCTCTCCTGTGTTTTTAGATTACCCCATAACATCTCAAATTCTTGATCAGTAGGTAACTCAAACATATATTTTACCATATTTTTATATGGTATTTGATATAAAAATGATTTATCCTCATGATCGCCAGGTAAAAACCCTATCTCCCTTGTTGATACAAGGGATCTTACCAATACTACCTTGGTGTACGGAGTTATGGGATCCAACACATCCCTCAGTGCGTTATACAAGGTTATAAAGGTTTTTCCTGTGCCTGCAGCACCGTAAAGAAATAAATTTTTACCCTCTTTATACGCTTCAAAAGCAAGTTTTTGATTTGTAGTTATGGGTTCAATAGGAACCATCATGTCTACATTATATGGTTTCTTTCGCTTCATTTGTTTAATTGTCATACCAGCACCAACGCTGGTAGCCATTTTCTTTTTTCTTGCTGGCATTAGAAGTGAGTAGTTTTCTGAGGTTTTACATTCGAGCCTGGTATTTGTGATACCTTAGACAGAACTTCGTTCCATCCGCCATCAGTTCTTGAGTACACATCTCCTGTGCCACTGACTGCTGACGCTGCTCCTTTAGACCAGTCTTTGTCCCAGTCGGGATTATTTTTTCTCCACTCGTCATACTCTTTCATTGTCATAGACAACTCTTTGGTTTCACCTGTTTTTAGATTTTTTATTGGGTATGTTGGCATGTGTTGTTGCGAGTGATTTATTTATTGAGTCCTGAATAGCAGCACTAAAGTGTAAAGGTTTAGCAGTACACATATTGCATACGTTCTCTGCTATTCTACTATTATTACAGAACTTTGTCAATTCATCATCACTACAATCAACAGGCACTCCGTCTACAATATAATCTTGCCACTCATCCGCATCGCTTTGCCCTGTTATAGACAGTAATTCTCTCATGAATGCAGTGTTAGGACACTTCCAAAGATGTCCATTATATAACTGAGAATTAGGACAAGAACAAACTTTATAACTTTTACTAATATTGTTATGATTATAAGGGTATACTTTATTGTCTCGTTTTTTTATTGAGTCAAACCACCTATCTTTACCAGTATGGTGTTCGGTGACCAGCACCTTAGGATGATTGAACTTCTTCACGATTTCTTCCACTTCCTTGAGGTGTATGCTGATGCGAAGAAACACCCTAGGATCTTCTAAGACTTTTCTGATCCAACTTTCATTTTGTAGGAGAAGTAAACCATTGGTATAAAGATACACAGGAGAGTTAGTATGTGATCTACATGCATTGACTATCTCCTCACATCTAGGATTCAGTAATGGTTCTCCGCCTATAACGGATACTCTACCAATATCTAGTCTTGGTAAAATAACCTCTATATCTTTTATCAGGGCATCAGTATCCAACTTACTAGCATAAGAGAAATAATTACTAAAATGATTACACCCCTTGCATGATAGGTTACAACCTATAGTGGCACTTACATCAAGTATGCTCAGCTTGGGCAAGATAAGCAGCTCCTATACTTGTGCCTCCATCAGTTGAGATGGGTTCAGCGTAAATTTTTCGACCAAGTTTCTTCTTTAGCATGTAGTTGACAGTGCAATTCAAGAAGCAACCACCAACAAGTATCAAATTTTTTTCTGTTAGATTTGCCAGTTCAAGTGCTCTTGTCTCCCACTTTTTTTGCACTCTATAACAATCACTAAATCCATAAGATGCCTTCCCCATCACCTTTCCAGCATCCATATGATGCCAACCATGTCTGATACAACATAACTCAAACTCCTTACCAATACCCACATCATCCTCATCAAAATATCTTTTATGTATTGTATTCCATGATGGTAAATCAAATATGGTTTCTGTTTCTATTTTATCATTCTTAGAACCATTAGCATCAACTACAATGGCAACGGCACTATCAAAACCAGACCTATACCATGCACACGCAGCATGGCATTTATGATGTAGATGTCTGTAATCACAAACTCTAGCGTTAGGAAACATTTTTATCACCTTTCTCAACTCAATTACAGATTGTAATTCTTTTGAAGGTTTATCCCAGTAAGCGTCTGCTACTGCTATAACGTCTATATCACATGTTATGAGGTGTAATAGTGATTTAATTGAATTGCTGTATTTTTTTCTATTAATTCTCTCTGACTCAACATACAAATCTATCACACCATTTTTCATGATGCAGATGGATGCGTTATTTGATAAGTTTATACCTAATATGTTCATAAAAACTTAAGAGTCAAAAAATTTCCCGAATTTTTTTTCCCAAATATATGAAAACAAAAAGTCATTTTCCCCTGAGTTTACCTATCTCTGGAAAATAAATGTAATCAATGTCACTGTTCTCTAGTGTTCTGATAGCATCCTCTGGTGTCTCAACCATTGGTTCACCTGCCAAATTGAATGATGTGTTGAGTAGTATGGGGATTGATGTGAGTTTTTCAAACTCTACTATCAAATCATAGAAGTGTTGATTCTGCTCTCTTGTAACAGTTTGTACTCTACATGTGTTATCAACATGATTTATCGCAGGTATATTGTCCACCCACTCTTCTCTCACGTCAACAGCAAAGGTCATGTAAGGTGACTCATCCAACCCTGCCATGTCAAAATATTTGTTTGCATGTTCCTTAAGAACTGTTCCTGCAAAGGGTCTGAACCCTTCTCTGTGCTTAATAGTATTGATTTTATCTCTTCCTGCTGGATCTCTTGGATCATAAAGTATAGAGCGATTACCTAACGCTCTAGGTCCTGCCTCTGACCTACCTTGAAAAATTGCTATGACCTTTCGATGATCCATTGAATAAAATTTACCTGAGTCGATGTCTACATCTCTCTCTCCGAAAGCTAACAAAGATGCTACTTGTCTAGGATTGATAGTGTCACCATCAATATCAGACAAATCATATTCAGGTCCTAAGTAAATTGTTTTCATAACCAACAGGGTTTTCTAGAGGGGTCACGTAAATAATTAGAGGAGACCCAAGGTTTAGATGCAATATATTTTTTGTAGGCAGTAAATATGTCAATAGTTTTATCATGCTTGAATTGATCAGGACCTGCAAAAGTAAATGTTGATGGTGTTTTATAGTAACCATACGGTATTATACTTTGTGCTTCCTCGATAGTTTTTTGACAACTATGCACCTTATTATATCTATGTGTATATTCTCGACACAATCCTATACCATGAGCAACTAACCACCATGTATTGATGAGAGATTGATTTGCCCAGACTGTACAGGGATGATTACGAAATGCACCTTTCTCTGTCTTGTATGGTTCGCCATTGATTCGATGTAACTGACCATAACTATGACCCCACTTATCAGAGCAGACGATAGATAGCATCTGACAAGTTTCTAAAGGCATCTTTACTACATGTTTGTCTGGTAATACCTGAGCAGAAACGTAGGGAGATGGATCTGTTACAAAGATATTCATTCATTTGATCTCCATTGTTTTCTCATGCTAACATATGTCTCATTTTTTGCAACTAAATCCCTAACCTTCTTAAATATTTGTGCAGACTTAGCATACTTATTTGTAGCATGATCTGGATCTTGGGGTCTTACATTTCCTTCGGCATCATATTTCTTGCCTGTCTTATGATTAGCGTATCTCCTTGACCTTGTAAAACCCATCTCTAAAAATTTACGACACATATCCATACCGATAAAATCTTTCTTATCTCGGTAGTCTAGGTACATGCCGTAGATATGATTGGAAGATTTTATTGCAAGTTCTGGAGTCTTAAATCTCCAATAAGGGCATATATCGTGAGTATAAGGGCGAACCAATAACACTCCTTGTTCTCCCCTTCCAATACGATAAAGTTTGCGAGTTTCTTCATCTGTAAAATCAAGGGTTTTGTAATCGAG